AGCTGCCTTGATGTCGTTTTCTTGATACAAAGGCATGTTAGGAAATTTGCCATCTTTGAAATATATGGCGTTTTCTTTTGTCTTTGTAAGATACTCTTCTGCTAAATCTTTCTGTTTCATATTGAATTGCCTTAGTTATCTTCTGTTTGATTCACCAGTTATAGTTACTCTCCTTGTGATAGCGTGAAGCCGATCGACCACCCTATCGCCATATTTAGCTTTCAAATGCTCTTCGTCTAAGTTGGTTGAAAACATCAGTAACTTGCCGTCACGTTCCGCCAAATCAACCAACTCTGCAAACGGCACTCGCTTGTTTCCATAGATGTTTGAAACATCCTCTGTGCCTACATCATCAATATAGATAATGTGGTTTCGGATAATCTCATCGGGAGACTTGTTGAGTTCATTTGCTGTGCATATTGTTATCACCTTTCTGCAATAGTGGTTAAGAAGTAAAGGGATGATCCTCATACCGATTAGCGATTTGCCAACACCGCAATTACCAACGAGCATTAAGCCCTTACCTTTGTTATCAGTTAACCACTGAACTATCTTCTCATAGTCAGCATTCCACCTTGCATTGTCACCGCAGAAATACTTTAAGCCTCCTTTAAGGTGCGTTCCTGCATGTGGTACGCTGATTTGCACCTTATCGGGTAACGGCTTATACGTTGTATCTCGTAACCGTTCAATGGCGGATTTGAAGTCTATTTGTTCCATTACCAATCACTGTCTTTATCGTAATTCATTTCGGATGATTTGAGAGCAGTAGTACTCTTTTGCACTTTCTCCCTACTTGCCCACGTTTGCAATCGCTTTGATGTTTCCCACGTCTTTTCAAGTTCAAAGCGCATCTTAGTCCCCGATTTGTTCCTTTCTGTCCAATAGTTGAAAAATGCACGTATCATCGTAGGTTCGTAAGTGCCACCACGTGAGGAAACGAAAGGAATAAGGCTCTTTTCAAACGCTTTCTCTCGGTCTTTACATTTCGCTTGCAGGGATGTTAGTACCTGCTTTGATTGTTCGTTGGTTTTCTTCTTTCCAAAGCGATAATCATCACACCTATTCACGACAAAGAATGTCCCTTTTTGATTGGCTATCGTGTCTATATCTCCTTTGTTAGCAAGTGAGGATAAAACATTCCTACAAGTTTGTAGGGACAATCCGCAATCATTTGCAAGGCTTCGATAACTTGTACGTGAAATGCCGTCATCGTCAGCCCCCACGATTAGCCGTAACATTACAAGCTGCTCGTGGGGGGAGTATCGAATGGTAAACTTATCATCAAGTTTTATCATATTTTACAAGGTATCATTGGATTTATCTTCGCACAACCTTTTCTGTTTTTGAAATGTTGGCATTTAATCGGTGTTCTTGCCACATTCCGCTCTTTTGTTATAGTACATTCAGAGACAATAGGATTATGAGGAGCAGAGCGCATCAAATACGCAAATTGGCATTGGAAGCAAGTGTGAGTTTGTACAATTTGTTTCTTACTCATTGAAATAATACATTTGTTAATTGTTTACCATTACTGAACACCGCCCACTTTCCTTTTCCGTTAGTGTCGATGAGTTTCAAGTCCTCAACCTTGCCAAATCGATTGATGTTTCCGCAAAGGTCTACAAACCACGCTTGCTTGTCTTTGTGTGGTCGTATCTCTCGTCCTACTATTTGATAGTACATGGCAAGCGACATCGTAGGACGTGCCATAACGACAGTATCAAGCTCTGGATAATCAAATCCTGTTGTCAATACTCCTACATTCACAACAACCTTTATTTTACCGCTCTTAAAGTCATTCAATATGCGTTCACGTTCCGATTTTGGTGTCGTTCCAGATACCATTTCGCAGCATTCAATGCTTTGCGTCAGTCGTTCAGCCTCTTTCAGAAAGCGAGTAAAGACTAATATGCCTTTTCTTGCTCCGCCACGTTTTGGCGAAAGTAGTCGTTTCACGATGCTGACTAAATAGCCGTAGAAGTCAATTCTGTTGTACTCTGCTTCTACTGATTTATCCGTATAGTCAGCACCCGTTGAGTTTGCTTGCAGATTATTCTCATCCCACCCTAATGGGTTCATTTGGAAGTAATCTATATTTGAAAGAAAGCCCATATCGAGTAATGTCGATATTTGCACTTGATAGATAACCTTTGAGAATATCAGCGGACGGGTACGAGTAAGGAACTTTAGCATTGCGCCAAAGCTGCTTGAGCTTAGCCTGTAAGGAGTGGCGGTCAGCCCTAACACCTTGCACCCCGTAGCGTGGATAAATTCTTCATACATACCGCCCTTTGCGTTGACAAAGTGGCACTCATCTATGATTACGTTATTGAAATGCTGAAAGTCATCTGTGTGTCTTATCACGCTGCCTATCGTTGCAAATGTAATACGGCTTATATTCTTTGAATTGAATGAGGCCGAATAAACAGAGCAGTCAAGTACATCATAGGAGCATAGCTTCTTATAGTTCTGTTCAAGTATCTCTTTTGACGGCTGAAAGACAAGTGTATGCCCTTGCAGTCTGTTAGCGATGTCAGCTATCACAAGCGACTTACCGCTACCCGTAGGCAGCACCATGATAGCATTATACTTTGCTTTCTTATCATTAAAAAAGGCTACCGCAGTATCGGAAGCCTTTTGCTGATAATCTCTAAGTTTATACATCATGTTCAAACAATATTGATAGTCTTCTAAACATCTCATTTTCGGGAGTACGAAATTCTTTATCCCATTTCCTGCCCAAGATAGTAAACATTGACAAGTCTATATCTTTTAGGAACTCTTCAAAGTTAGCCTTTTGACTATCAAATACCATCAATCGATTAGACTTCATAGAAGATAAAATCTTATTAAACATCTCATTTTTGAGTATATTTTTTAGTGACACCCAATCATTAACATCTTTTGGTGCTATGGATACCCCATCAAGTTTACCAATCTCAAACCAATTGAGATTGAGATAATTGTATAAGGCATATCCTGACGTATAAGCATATAAATTTTTAATATTAGGATATTGTCCTCTTAATCTGCCTATAAATTTATATAATTCGTTATACAGAAAAGGGTCGCCGCCTGTCAGGCAGACAGTATTAGCAGATTTCAGTTCGGCAACCGTAACTACGGGCAATGCCTCTATATCATAGAGCTTGTTACAACACATCGGGCATTTCTTGCCACACTCATTTATGGTGTATAAGTGGATTATATTTTTCATATTCTTATTCCTTTCTCTTCGCTCAATTTCTTAACTAATATTGAGTAGTATTTTATCAACTCCTCTAATTCCCAACAAGACCATTTCTTTGCCTGATGTGCTTTCGCTTCAAGTAGCTGGTATCTTTGCATTCCTATCTTTCTGATAAGGTTCTCACGATACCCTATGAGGTGGTCGGCTGAAAACCTATTACAAAATCTACATTCACTATTGCAATTCTCCTCATCGAAGCGGGTTGACATGTGCCGTCTCGAATGATAATGCCCGCAATCGGATTGGTCGAAAGGCTTTATCTTTCCGCACGATATACAACGAAATGTGCCGTTGGGGAAAGCATCTCGCAATCTGATATACTGGCTAAATACCTTGTCCAGTTTCTTAACCAAAGTTGCTTGGCTTGCTTGCCGTTTCTTTGGTTTGTCTGTTTTCTTTTTCTTCAAATAATACATAGTCAATGTAGGCGGACTCGAACCACCACTGACA